CAGGTTAGTAGCAACGCCAACATCTCCAGTGTACCTAGACTTCAGCACCCTAACCTTGGTGGTCGATGCCTCTATCTCATCGTCTGATTGTTGGTTGCGTTCAAGGCTGATAACACAATCACTTAACTGAGCAATACTCTGGCTACCTCTAAGGTGATTAAGCCCTGTCTCTATGCCGTTCTCGTGGCCCCTGTTGCCGTCTACTCTACGCAAATGTGACACTAGTATCATACCACAGCCTGTCTCCTCTACCATAGTCCTGAGTCGATGCATGATCTGGTCGATAGCTTTACGCTCGTCATTCTCAAGTGTAGACAATACAAGCATGTGGAGGTGGTCAACTACAATCCATTTACAATCTAGACCTATGATCATATAGCGTAGCTTACTAAAGATGTCTTCAAGGTTATTGACTCCGTGGTGTGCGTGAATCCAAACGCGCCCCTCGTTCTCGCCCATAAACACTTTCTTAAAGCACTCGTCTAGTTGTTCATCAGTGTACTGAGACTTAACGCTGTCAAGGTGTAGCTTAGCGTTAGCCTCGACTGCCATGATACCTTCGGCAGTGCGTGACCAGTTCTCCTCAAGAGCCACAACGCCTACATTATCTTCGGTGTTTTCAATCAACCAGTGTTCGATCTCACGAGTGACAGATGATTTACCTAAGCCTGTTCCGCCTGTAAGTGTGACTAACTCACCCGCCCTAAGACCTTCTAGCTTTTTATTTAAGCCGCGCCAAGGATACGGTATAGCTGTTTTCTTTTCTGTCCGTAGCTTTTGATAGGCTTCAAACTGATCAGATAAATTTAATACACCAGAAGGCGTATAGACTTTAGATTCCCAGAAAGCACTGACGTATGCCGCGTGTCTACCTTGGCGTAACATATCGTTAGCATCTTTGTAGTCTACAGGGAGTGTCATGATCTTAGCTTTCTTAGGTGTTAAAAGCTTAGCAATTTCTCTTGCCGCTTCTTCTCCGACTTTATCATTGTCAAAGTTTATAACAACAGAATCAAAAGACTCAAGATACTCAAGGCTTTTCTTAACATCAGCAACGCCTCCTTGCGCCCCTGATTTAATAGAAACGACAGGCCACTTAGAACCCATAAGTTCGTAAGCGGCCATCGCATCACATTCGCCTTCTGTTAAAGTTATAAACTTACCGCCTGCTTTAAACAGGTTCTCTCCAAACAACCCCACTTCCTTGGCGCTTCCTGTCCAAGAGAAATGTTTATTTTGTCTACGAACTTTAGTTCCTGCGAATTCATGTCCGTTAAAATAAGGGTAGTAGTGCTTATCTATCTTGCCATCTTTTGTAGTTGATTTAACTCCGTACTTCTTAGCTGTAGCTAAGCTTATCTTGCGGTCAGTCAATTCATTAAAGGTAGCAGTGTAACTTGATACTTGGTTTGAACTCTGTTCCATCTTGCTATTCCTTTGATACACTTCAAAGTCCGTTACGGTATCTGGTTGGTGTACTTCCGATGTACTATAGTTTTTAAAATACTTAGAGCAAACAAAGCACCAAGCAGAACCATCGTCATTAATACTGGCCCCATCACTGGAGCCGCATTCTAAACAAGGTTGATGTAATTTAACAAAAGGCATACGCCTTACTCCTCGTTGGTTTCCTCGTTAGAGTTTTCAATGATTGCATCATCTACTAGATGCTCGTCCATGCTACCAGTGAGAGTCATGATAGATGCTCGGGCTAGTGTTACGTTCAACTCTGCTTCGCGTAGCTTGCCTTGTGCGCTCACTAAGACTCCGAATACTGACTGTCCTTCGGGTGATAACTGGCCTACGTCATATGTAACATCGTCTTTGATGTAGGTGTACTGCGGTGCGTCACTCATAATTCATCCTCCATGTTAGTTTCAAGTGAGTCAAACTCTGAGCCATCAGGTGATCCAACCTCAATAAGATTAATAACCTGCATAGCTTGAAAGTCTAACCCTTTAAAGGTCTTACCTTTCCAATCTGATTCCCATTCTTTATATTGAACTTTAACTTCGGAACCATTGCCTACTCTGGCATCTAAAGTATTTTTGTATGCATCCACTAGTCGCGGAGCAGGACGAATCATACCATTAGGGCCATTCACTTTACGTTTAATTACAACTGCGGGGCCTTCATCCATCTGCTTAATATTGAACCCGCGTGATTGAAAATCTTCAGCAGTCTCATCATCGACAACTAAATTAACCGAATATACTGGTTCAAAAGTTGTGTTAGGTGTAGTTGCTGATACCCAATAAGCTGTACCTTGTAATATTGCCATGTTGCTTTTCCTCTTTGGTGGTGGTTAAAATTGAGGGTCGAGTATAACATACTGTTCCCTCGTGTCAAGTTTTTATTTGTTTATTTCACTCTCTTTTTTTAGTTCGTCAATCATTAGTTCAGAAACATACAGCAGTTTAATGCCATAAAATAAAGAGAGTATTGTCACAATTACTAGTATCGTATTCATTTTATTATCCTCTTAAAACTAAAATAGAATTTGAAATAACAAGCAGTACAGACAAGACCACTAAAGTTCTTATGGTTTTAATGTATCTTGTTTCAAACTTACTTTTCATTTCAATCTGTTCTTGTTCCACCCACACTGCCGCCTTTCGCAGTACGTTTGAAAACCCTATCTTCACTGTAGCTTTGTTCATTTGTTTTCTCCTGTTTAAATATCCTGTCAAAATTACTGTCGTACTGTTCCTTGTTTACTTTCCGTTGGCGATCTCCTTTGCCGCCATGCGTTGCATCACTCATCACTTCTCTCCTTGTACTGTTTGCGCTCCCACGCTTTTTGCTTGTCATATACTATAAGAAATGCACCGTGTAAAGATATGAGTGTTATTATAACTACAAGTCCTCCAACCATAAAATCTATAATGCTCATGATTAATCCTCCTGCCACACCTTGCCGAATGTTACTATCATGAAGGGCGCAAGAAACACAACGCCCTCAAATGATGCCGCACTTATTGAACCTGTCATTGTATTACTAATCCACACTGGCTTACTGTCTGCGAACTCTAAGTCAATACCTACACCGTTGCGTAGATTAAAACTCAAGTAGTACTCTCCGAAATTAGCTGTCATAGTTTATGCTCCTGTACAATATGGTTTAATGTATTCGCCAACAGTTAAGTCAGACGAGGTGATATGATTTATTACTACTCCCCATTCTTGAAGAGTCCAGAGAGCCTTGTCACCGCATACTAAATCTAATACAGCATTCTCTAAGGCGTGGTCATTCTTTTCAAAAATGTAGCGCACCTTGAGATGCGCTTTGGATTGTAAATTGAATGGGGCGTTGGCTAGTTTCATGCCGCTAACCTCAGTACAGGCTCAGACTTGATAGCCTTTCGGATTACTTGCTGTCGATCATTCTGGATTGATGCTATGTTGCGCTCACTGGACTGTCGAACCGCGCCAAAGTGTGTTGACCAATCGGTCATAGCGTTATACACAGCCCACCAATTAGCACCTAAACGGTTTTTGTATATTGAATCATACATTCGCCAGATATAATTTAGATTTTCATTGCGTCTTGGTAGACTATTTAAAAGATCAGAAGGTGTAGATAAAGTAAAGCCGCTCTTTAGCTTAACGTCTAAGGCATCAGCAAAGAAATTGAAAGCATCCATGTCTCTGACCTGAGTACCCTGCCAAGCCTTCCATAGTTCACGCTCATTGTTGAAGACATCTAAAGACTTAACAATTATATTAGCACCGTGTTCTATGTCCAAGGACTGAGTGTGCTTAGCCTTATAGATGGCTACCTCACCGCTGACAAAGACCTGTAGATTTGTACACGCTGATTGAACTGCGGCAACACTAATCATGAACGGCCAAGTACCGTCAAAGGATGAGGTCGATAACAGACTAAGACTAGCCCTGTCGCCATCCCCTGTTTCGTATGTATGAGCAGGGAGGTTGTACTGCACAAAACATCTAGCACCGTCATGACTAGTTCTTATTTGTTCTGTGAGTCCAACGGTATTTAGATCAGAACGCTCCAAGATATTTCGAGTGTTGTCTATCATCTTCTTGGGTGCTACAGGCTTATAGCCACGGCCATGAACTCCCAACTCTGCCGCTGTGTCAGTCCTATAGATTATATTTTTAGAACTTTCATAAGCATCTAAATAAATTAAAGGCGCAACAGCTATATCAAAATCAGCGTCACCATATCCACCATTCCTTAAACCTTGAACGGCACTTGCATTACTAAACATATTATGTACTGTATTCATTTCACTTCTCCAGTTTTAGTTTAAATATTATATAACAATTACATTTACACATCAAGCTAAAAATAACTTGACCACATTTTAAAACTCTTTATAATAACCTTTAAAGGTTTTAAAGTTTTTATTCATTCATATTCATCCTTATTCATATTCATCTAAAGGATATTCATAATCATCTTCTAAATCTTTAAAGGTTATAAAGTCTTTATAGCAGTGCATACAGAGTTGATTGCTCAATGGATGATCAAAATAATCTGTTAAACACATACTACATTCTAAGACTCTTCCTACTCTTTCCGATCTAATCGCCATTGAGTGTGTCCTCGTCTTTAGTTATTAGTGTTGCTGATACTGGTGCTGTTTCTACAACAGCGATACCGTATTCGTGCCACTTGTCCCGCAGATCAGGGTTATTTGCAAACTTTTTAGCCTCCTCTGGGCTTGATGCCGCAACATCTACATGGTACCCGATCACCTTAGACATTAACACCTTGTATTTATATACTGGTTCTGATGTGTCGATTATGCCTTTCATAATTTAAAAGTCTCCATAGTAAGTGCTAACTGTTCTTGAATCTCACGCAATCTGCGGTAGTCACGGCTTAAAAGATCACCTGCTCTGTCGCTCAAATCTTCGATATCCATATCAGCATTAAGACAACTCCGCATCTCCTCCAGTATAGCTATTAGAACCTCATAGTTTTCATTTGTTAAAACTGTTACATTGCCTGAAATTGTAATCATCTTCTGTGTTCCTTATAGTTGGGGTCAATAGTAGTTAATTTTTTACGCAACCACTCCATCGAAATGATTTCGTATTTGCCTTCTAAGTTGCCAGTAGGTTTAGAATAATTTAAAGATATAAAGTTATCGTCTACTTCGGTATGTTGATAACGTGTCATACGATTGTATAGAGTTTTGTACTGCGGCTCAGTAGCTTCAGCATATTCTCTCAAAGTATAATAATTACCTGTCTTTAAATTGGGATGTTCTCCTACAAACTTATAGTTCTTAACTCTCACCGCTATCTCCTAAATAAGTTATAATATAAAACACACCACCTCTTTTCCCTATCTTGTGTGCGTCCTCTAGGGTTGAGGCGTACTGAGTACACCCCATTTCACTCCAATCAATTGCCCACATATTATCTCTCCACTGTTACTTTAAAGTCTATTGAATCAAGTTCAGCCATGACCGCATCCATGACCTTGGTTTCTAATGCATCATCTATCATAACTTCAATGCTATAGGTATCTGGTATGTCTTCAATTGCTGATTGAGCATCTTCAACTTCTGATTCTAAATCATTGAATCTGCTTTCTAAGTCTTCGATAGTATTTTTAAACTCTTCGAGGGCTTGATCACCTTCAAACATAGACTCTTCTACACTACTATCGCCAAGTTCTAACATACGCCTTTCAAGTGTTGCGATTCTTTCAGCATCGCGGATATGTATCTTCTCCATCTCGTTAAATTTAGTCTCAAAGATTGCGTTCTTGCTACTTGCAAAAATTCTCAGATCAATCCACTCTTCTACTGCTTCAATTAAAGTTTTCATTTTCTTCTCCAGTTTATTTAAGTTTAAATTATCCCACAACTTCTATGACATCTGTTACAAAATAATCTCTGTGTACCACATCAGCATCTTCTGGCACGCCCTCAATGTTTATAATTTCCATAGCTACATCTTCAGCAGTAGCTAGATCATGTACATCATAAACTTCTATTACTATACCTACTTCGTAGGCTATTGATACTTTAAAATTACTCATCTCATTCTCCAGTTAAATAACTATAGTGAACTTCGCTTACATGATTCGCATCTCGCCATTTTGTAGACTTTGTAGCTAAGAAACTACACCAACTATTCCACAAATTCTCTGTGCCATATTCATGACAGATTTGAATATAGTTACGAATCTTTTTAACATTAGCGTCTAAACCCTTGATAGTCTTAGGGTTTTTAGCCAACACAAAATCTTTAGCATCTAAATTATACATTTTAATGTTGTGACTATCCATGCATCCAACTAAACCCGCTGTCAACTGGCACATAAATCCTGCTTTAGCCATGCCTAAACCATCAACTCGTAAGAAGATTTTCATCAGGCTCATAGCTTTACTGGCATCTGTTTTGTTGCTGTTGATTACAGCCATGACTTGAGCATACATTTTATGCTTATTAGATTCTAAATATATATAAGTGTCTTTCTTAAAACCCCAGAGGGCTTTAGCTTGTAGCTTATTAGTTCTAACATCTTTCATCTGCTCACCTATATTTAACCACGGTTGTCGGATGCTTAGTACTGTCATTAAAGTTACAGCGCACATATTGTCTGCTGATTGCTGTGCATATTTTTGTACTGCTACTGCGTGTTGAATGTACATAGTTTTATCTCCAAAAAAAGCCCTCCGAAGAGGGCAAGCTAGGGGGTTTAATTTATAATATTCCTGCCATCAGTGTACCACTGTCATATGGCTCAGCATAATAGCCGTGTTTGTGTAACATATCTTCTAATTCTTTATGGACATCTTGGTCATCGTTCCAATAATCAAATAACGGTAAACCATTAGGGGCTAATCCCTCTTCTGAACCTTTAAACCACATACCACCAGTATATTCAGAATCACCATAAAATTCTGCACTATCTACAGCTTTTAATTCAGGAAAAGTTTTATTTAATAACTCTATTACTTCATTATGATTCAACATTTTCAAGTTCCTCATTAACCATTTTACATGCCAGATTCCAAGCCATCATTGCTGATAGCCACGCTACAGATTTTTCACTTCCACTAAAACTATTTAATCTTTCTACCAGATCATCCATATCTTCTGGGGTTACGAAAGCAGTTGAGCCTTTAATTTTCATCGTTTTTCTCCTTAGTACTAGTTAATTTATTGAAGCCTACTACTAACGTAATAGGCTTTATAAATTTACTATACTTGAGTCCATTTCAAACCACAAACACTGGGGAAATATTCTCTATTGTGTGTGTTAGTTATATCAGCTACCCAGATTCTACCACTGCTACTAGGTTTATGTGGCGGCATTCCGCCTTTAATCACATAGTTCTGCCCATCTCTATCTTGAACTAGTTCATTTTGCCAGACATCTTTCTGGGTGAATTGGTGGATAAGCTTATAGCCTTTTTTAGATATATTCATACTATTTAGTCCTTTCAAGTTTAAAAAGTAAAGTCCATAGACTTATGTTTACAATTATACAAACAACTAACGCTAAATATTCCATAGTTTTACACCTTATAAATTCTATTAAAGCCATCCTTGGCCGTTGATAATTCTATTTACTTGCTCAGGATTGCAAGGATTGCATCAAGCTTAGTGTCAACCTCAGAGACTTTAGTCTCAAGCGTAGTAATTCTATCGTCCATCTTCTTAGCTACGCTATTCACTGGAGTAGATTTCTTCGCTTTAGCCTTCGGCTTGTTAACGTCTAAGGCTATTTCAGCTTGCTGAACTGTCTGTGCTTTAGGCTTCGCCTTGGCTTTGGTTTTCTTAACAGCCTTCGGCTTCCGTACAAGTTCTAAGAACTGAGCCGGAACAACCTGATGGTTAAAGAAGTCTGTGACTTCACCGTGGGTCATATGGGCATCCTGATCGCCATAGAATTTATTCACGATGGCGTTGAAGACCTTGGTCAGACCATATCTCTCCGAAGGAGACTTGGCGTGAATGTTGGCAAAATGACAAGCTACTCCGTAGACTTGTTTGGCTGAAGCAATGCGGTTGTTGTCGATCATAAGAAAATTATTCATAACGTATACCCTTTCGTTGTGTTGAGCCGAGATTGGCTGTCGTCGTTTTGACGTTTTCCAAGCTACAGAAGTGTCGATCTGCTGTCAACAACTTTCTGGTGCGCGCTTTTACAAAGTAAAACACGCGAAGAAAGCCTGCATCACCTAAGCGCATAACGATCACAGGAGCGCGTTAAAGTCAGTGATACTGACGGCATACGTGAAGACTTTTAAAGTCTTTAGAAGGGCTTTGAGACGGTCTGAGAAGGATTGCAACTCTCCCTTCGGGAGGTTTAATTTGGAAGTCTCTGGAATCTCTGGAGGAATTAATCTTTAGATTAAAGAATCTGGTAAGGCTTTGAAATCCTTGGAAGTCTTTTTAGAGATTCTAAAGAATCTTTAAAGTCTTTGAAGCTCCCTAGTCTAGTAAACTAGAACCAAAGACTTTAAAGACTCCAAAGACTTTTAAAGTCTTTTAGGTGTGCGCGATAGAGGCTATCAAGGCTGTCAAGACTTTTAAAGTCTTTAGGGGCGGGCAGGTGGCCATACCCCCACCCCCCTATATATATACAATCTTATACATTTTGGGAAGGTTTAGCATGTATACCAGATAGGGGCGGGGCTTTAAAGACTACAAAGGAAATAACAAGGAGGGGTGTTTGAGATTATATTCACTGTATGCATATATTTGAGATATGTATATATAACCCCCGTGGGCTTAATATCTATTATACTGCGATATTGGGGTTTTGTCAAGAACTTTCTTACATTTATTTATACTAAAAAGTAATAAAAGACTTGACAAATGCTCAGATCGCAGTATAATAGTATACATGACAAACAATAAAGAACTAACAACCAAGCAACAATCATTTTTAGATAGCTTAGTAACCTGCAACGGTGATACGAAGCTTGCCGGAGAAATGGCAGGCTATTCGCCTTCAAGCGTTAATAGCGTTGTTAAGAGCCTAAAGACTGAGATACTAGATTTAGCTACAAATATATTGGCTCAAAGCGCCCCTAAAGCCGCTATGAAGCTTGTACACATCATGGACAGTGCAGAACCTATCCCGCAAGCTAATATGCGTATACAGGCCGCACAGACCATCCTAGATAGAGTGGGCTTAGGCAAGACAGATAGGCTTGATGTAACTGTTAATACTGCCGGAGGTTTATTTATACTCCCCGCTAAGAATGAAACAGTAATAGAAGGTAATTATGAGGAGGTCTAGTAGCACTATTCCTTTTGGTTATAAGCTAGACGAGTCTAATAACGAAATGTTAGAGAGCGTCCCTGACCAACTAGAAGCTTTAAATAAGATACTTCCTATGATTAAAGATCGTACAATAAGTCTACGCGAAGGAAGTTTGTACCTCGAAAGCATTACAGGCCGTAAGCTCTCGCACATGGGCTTAAAGAAGATAGCAGACAAACATGCAGAATGATTGGGATATTAATCCTGATGGCTATCTCAAAGACGAAGAAGGCAATTTCGTACTTAAAGTGGATGGGACACCGCGCAAAAAGGCAGGTAGAGCGAAAGGGTCTAAAGGAAGAGGTTATACTTACCACTCAAAAACTAAAGCAAAGATGGACGCAGAAAAGAAAGTCCGCGAAAAGAAAAAGAAATTAAAGGCGGCCCAAGCTAAAGTTGATGGTTATAAAAAAACAATAAGTAAAACCAACAAAACTTTAATCCAACTAGCTAACGATAAAGCCAGTAAGATTATAAGTTCGGAAGACTTAAAAGACCTTCCAACAGCTTTAGCAACTGAAGCTCAAGAGGATGTTATCTTCAAGGCCAACGAAGGCCCACAGGAAGACTTCCTCGCCGCAGGAGAGACAGATGTCCTGTACGGTGGAGCCGCAGGGGGTGGTAAGTCCTACGCTATGCTTGTAGACCCATTACGTTTTGCCCACAGGCCCGCTCACAGGGGTCTAATCATAAGACGCTCGATGCCCGAACTACGAGAGCTTATAGACAAGAGTAGAGAGTTGTACCCGAAAGCATTTCCGGGATGTAAGTATAAGGAAGTAGAGAAGCTTTGGAACTTTCCAAGTGGAGCAAAGATTGAGTTTGGATTCTTGGAACGTGATGCAGACGTATATAGGTATCAGGGCCAAGCATATAGTTGGATAGGGTTTGATGAGATTACGCATCTGCCCACAGAGTTCGCTTGGAACTACCTAGCTTCACGGTTAAGGACGACCGACAGTTCCATTACGCCTTACATGCGTTGTACGGCGAATCCCGGCGGTTCGGGAGCTACATGGGTTAAGAAGCGTTACATAGACCCTGCACCCGCTCACGAGTCTTTCAAGGGTGAAGATGGACTTACAAGAAAGTTTATACCCGCTAGGCTACAGGACAATCCTTTCCTAGCAACAGATGGACGATACGAACAGATGCTAAAGGCTTTGCCGCCTACACAGCGTCAGCAACTCCTAGAAGGCAATTGGGATGTTGCAGAAGGTGCGGCATTTACGGAGTTTGTCCCGCAGTTACATGTTATTACGCCTTTTGAAATACCAGTACATTGGGAAAGGGTTAAAGGCATTGACTACGGTTATGCATCTGAAAGCGCCTGCATTTGGGCGGCTGTTGATCCTAGCGATGGAACCCTTATAGTGTATAGAGAACTATACCGAAAGGGCTTGTTAGGAACAGAGCTTGCAGATATAATAACTGAGATGGAACTAGCAGACCCCTTCAGCGTCCAAGGAGTGCTTGATACAGCGTGTTGGAGCCGAACTGGTACTACAGGCCCAACAATCGGAGAAACGCTTGTAAGAGCAGGACACAAGCTTAGAAGAGCAGATAAGAATAGGATACAAGGAAAAATACAAATCCACGAATACTTAAAAGTCATGCAAAGCGGTAGGCCCAGAATACAATTATTTAATACATGCCCTAACCTGATACGCGAACTACAAAGTATTCCTCTGGATAAACGCAACCCAGAAGATGTAGATACACATGCACCAGATCACGCATACGATGCACTACGTTATTTGATTATGTCTAGACCGCGTATAAACGATACGTTAAGTCAAATGAGACAATTCCACAGAGAAAGCAGTTATGCTCCAGTGGACTCAACCTTTGGATACTAAAGAAATATGAGTGAAGAGAACGAGTTATTCGGAAACGCAGGTGAGATTTATTTTGCGCCAGTAGAAGGCGAGAGCGGTCTTGACCTAACTCTAGAAGAGGATGTTCGCCTTAAATTTGTAGGTTTAGTTGAAGATCGTTTTGAGCAAGCTGAAAGAGCCAGAGAGCATGACGAGTCTCGTTGGCTTCAAGCCTATCACAACTTCAGAGGCTTGTACCCTAAAAATGTACGCTTCCGCGAATCAGAAAAGTCTAGAGTCTTTATTAAAGTAACTAAGACTAAAGTCATTGCGGCATTTGGTCAGCTAGTAGATGTTATGTTTGGCACTGGACAGTTTCCAATAGGCGTTAAAGAAACTAACATCCCTGAAGGTGTTTCAACATACAAGCATCTAGACAACGCNCCTAGCATCGAAAGCACTCCCGCACAAGAAAAAGAAGAACAAGAAGAAAAAGTAAATCCTTTTGATGTTGGGTATGAAGGCGATGGAAGAGTTTTAAAAGCAGGAGCCACTTTCTCAGCAGGCGAATCAGTTTTAGAAAATGCTATAGAAAACTCAGACCTCACATTTAAAGACGGCCCGAACCCTAATCCACAAGCTCTACAGGTTTCTCCTGCTAAAGATGCCGCAAGACTGATGCAGAAATTAATACACGATCAGATTGAAGAGTCTAATGGCTCCTCAGAGCTACGAAACGCTCTCTTTGAGTCTGCGTTGTTTGGAACTGGNGTNGTTAAAGGCCCATTNAATTACAATAAAACTTTAAGCCGTTGGGAAAAAGACGAAGAAACTGGAGAAAGAAGTTACAACCCTTTGTTTGTTCGTGTCCCGCGTATTGAGTTTGTAAGCATCTGGGATTTCTTTCCTGACCCTAATGCTACAACAATGGACGATTGTGAGTATACGTTCCATCGCCATAAAATGAATCGTTCTCAGCTACGAGGACTAGCAAAACTTCCGCACTTTAATAAAGATCAAATCCGCGAATGTTTGCAGATGGGTTCTAATTATGTCGAAAAAGATTATGAGCTAGAGCTAAAAGACGATCAACAAACAGAAGAATACGGAGATGGACTTTTTGAGGTTTTAGAGTATTGGGGTGTTATGGATGCACAATATGCCCGCGAAGCCGGAATGGAACTCCCAGACGAGGTAGACGATTTAGATGAAGTACAAGTTAATGCTTGGATTAGCAATGGTAAGCTTTTACGCGGGGTTGTTAATCCATTCACTCCGTATCGACTCCCCTACAATGCCTTTCCTTACGAGCGCAATCCTTATTCTTTCTTTGGTATTGGCGTTGCTGAAAATATGGACGACTCTCAGCAAATAATGAACGGCCACGCACGCATGGCAATCGACAACCTAGCGTTGTCAGGTTCATTAGTCTTTGACGTAGATGAGTCAGCCTTGGTTGGTGGACAATCAATGGAAATATATCCCGGAAAAGTGTTTAGACGACAAGCAGGAATGCAAGGTCAAGCGATCCACGGCCTCAAGTTCCCTAACACTTCTCAAGAAAACATGATGATGTTCGACAAGTTCCGTCAGCTTGCAGATGAGCAGACAGGTATTCCTAGTTACTCGCATGGTCAAACAGGCGTACAGAGCATGACTCGTACTGCTTCTGGTATGTCTATGCTTCTAGGCGCGGCATCCTTAAACATCAAAACAGTAGTAAAGAACATAGATGACTTCCTGCTTAGACCGCTAGGAAAGTCATATTACCAATGGAACATGCAATTCTTTGAAGGCGATTTAGCTATTGAAGGCGACCTAGAAATAAATGCAATGGGAACTAATAGCCTTATGCAAAAAGAAGTACGTAGTCAGCGATTGACTATGTTTCTTCAGACTGCACAGAATCCTGCTATTGCACCGTTTGTTAAGATTTCTAAGATTGTTAGTGAGTTAGCGTACAGCCTTGATTTAGACCCAGATGAGATTCTTAACGATCCCGAAGAAGCGGCAATCATGGCACAAATAATAGGAGCGCAAAATGTTGGACAAGCAACTGGCGGCGAAGCTGTCGCCCCTAACGAGCAACAAGGAGCTATGGGAGGCCCTCAAGGAGCATCTCAACAACCTCAAGAACTTGGAGCTACAGGGACTGGCGGTGGCAACATCGGAACTGGAACTGTACCGCAAGCAGGGGAAAGTGAGTTCTCTGGCTAATTTGCTACAACTAAAAGATCAAGTACGCGAAGCTAAACAAAGAATTGAGGATTGAAAAATGAAAGAAACCATAGATGACAGACGCTACAGAATGCAACAAGAAGAACTAGCCCGAAGAGCAAAGTTAGAAGCAGAGGCTCAAGCACGTAATGATGCAAACAACATGGCTTTAGAGTCAGGTGATGTTTCTCCAGAAGTTGAAGCAGAGTTAACAAGGTCACAAGCCGAAAAAGATATGGACGATAGTATGCGTAAAGCTGTCCCGCTAAATAAAGGTGGCATGTTAAAGTACAACGAAGGCTCAATGCTTGTAGCTCCTGAAATGGGCTTAGAAGACGATATGCCTGTAGACACTTACGATAACATCCCAGAAGATGAGAAAGAAGCGGCAGAGGCTTCACAGCTTCCAGATGATGAAATGGAAGAAGATTACACAGGCTATGTACTAGAGCAGTCTCTAGACGTAGAAGAACAAGAATACTTAATGGGCGTTCTAGAAAATGACGAACGTCTAAGCGGCATCTTTGATAAAGTCATGGATGTTGCAGGAGAATTTTCCGGCGAAGGCGAAGTAGAAGGTCTTGGCACAGGAGTATCAGATTCGATTCCCGCAAGGTTATCGGACGGTGAATTTGTTTTCACCAAGAAGGCCACCGATCAATTAGGTGCAGATCAGCTACAAACTATGATGGACGAAGCTGAGAAAGCCTATGACGGTGGTTTAATGAAGAAAGCATTTGGTGGAATGGTAGATGACAAGCCTGAAGATAGTGATGGCAGAAGCATGTATAGTTCTAACGAAGAAGAAGAAATCAAAAAACAAATGATTGACGCTAATCGTATGCCAAGTGTTAGATAGCGATAAGGCCACTCTATTTATAGACCCCTTATCATTTTTAAAACCTAGAGGCCACCTTGAAGTATCAAGACCCTGTACTGTAAACGCGAACAGCACAGCCACCTTGAAAGACTGACAAGCCCCAAAAGGAGTGTGATTATTATGTCCAATGCAATTGAACAACTTGAGGAACCAACTGCGAATCCGTATAACTCTAAAAAGGAATGGCACACACCAGATGCCCCCAATAGAGGTAAAGCAGATACGCTTTTCTTTGAAGAACCCTCACAGGCTACCCGCGAAGAAGCGGCCCCTGAACCAGAAGAGAAAGAAACCAAAGGAAGAACAAATTATAAAAAGCGATACGATGACCTAAAGAAACACTATGATCAGAAGATAGCTTCTTTTAAGCAAAAGGAATTAGAACTTACAGCGATGGCACAAGAGACGCAACCTGCGTATGCCCCGCCTAAGTCAACTGAAGACCTTGAAAACTTTAGAGAGCAATATCCTGATCTATATGAAACTGTAGAAACTGTTGCACACTTACAAAGTGAACAACAACTAGAAGCTTTAAAAACTAAGATGTCTGTTATCGAAGAACGAGAAGCCGCCATCCAACGTAAAGAAGCTGAAGCTACACTACGTTCGCGCCATCCTGATTTTGAGGATATACGTGGAGACGAAAAGTTTCATGATTGGGCTAAAGAACAACCTGAAGCAATTCAAGGTTGGATTTATGAAAACCCAAATAATGTTTCATTAGCAGTTAAAGCTATTGATCTTTATAAAATGGAAAATGGTATCAAGATTGTAAAAGAGCAAAAGACAAAAAAATCACAAGCCCCCAAATCTTCAGCGGCAGATATGGTGTCCACACGGACAACACAAATAGATGCTAAAGAACCAAAGATTTGGTCACAACGGGAAATTGCTAAACTGTCTATGGCTCAATTCGACAAATATGAAAGTGAAATTGATCAAGCCATAATGGAAGGCAGAATAGTAGATTAAATTAAATTGTCTTTTTTAGGAGTAACATAACATGGCTTATAACCAATCAGACCAATTATTTGAGCAAAGCACAGATACCAACGGTAACTTTGCTAACTCAGTATCGGGTCAAACTAACAGCTTCTTCATGCCCTCAATCTTTTCTAAGAAGGTTCTTAACTTCTTCCGAAAAGCATCGGTAGCTGAAGCAATTACCAACACTGACTATGCAGGCGAAATCTCAGGTTTCGGTGATTCTGTAAAGATCATCAAAGAGCCAGAGATCACTGTTTATCAGTATGAGCGTGGCGCTGACGTAACTCAGACTAAGTTGACTGACGTTGAAACTTCTTTGATCGTAGATGTGGCTAACGCATTTAAATTCAAAGTTGATGATATTGAAACAGCTATGTCTCACGTAAACTTTAAAGAAGTTGCATCTTCATCTGCCGCTTACGCATTGCGTGACGCATTTGATGCAGGTGTAATTGCTAAGATTATTGCAGGCGTTTCAGCCGCAAGCCCTAACCACATCCTTGGTAGCGACAACGCTACTGACCTAGCCGCAGGAACTTTTGACGGCACTGGTAACTTGGACATTGGTTCTGGTTCTAGCGAACATGATCCTCTTGATGTGATGGCTCACATGGCGCGTCTTCTTGACGAGCAGAACATCCCAGAAGAAGGTCGTTGGTTCTTAGCTCCACCTAGTTTCTATGAGCAACTTTCTCAAGCAAGCTCTAAGTTGATGTCTGTTGACTTCAACGCCGGACAAGGTTCTATCCGCAATGGATTGGTATCTTCTGGCAAGCTACGTGGATTTGACATGTACAAGTCTAACAACATTGCCGCTACAAGCAATGCCGCAGGACAGCTAGTATGTGGACACATTAGCTCCACTGCAACTGCACAGACCATCACAAGCACTGAAGTCCTACGTGACCCAGATAGCTTTGGTGACATCTGCCGTGGTTTGCATGTATATGGCGCTAAAGTTTTACGCCCAGAAGCATTAGTATCTGCTTTCTACGGTATCGACTAAGTAAGCAATTAGAGACGAGGGGTGTAAAAGCCCCTCTGATCTTTGAGAGGACAATATGCCAATAGTAGGAAGTAACGAAAAGCCTGTTATGATTAAAGGCAAGAAAAGAGGAAAGATACTAGGAGATACCGGAAGTTGGTATAAGCCTGAGAACAAAAAGAAATTTGACGATAACTGGGATGCAATTTTTAATAAGCCCAATACTAAAACAGAAACAAAGGCGCAATAATATATGTCATCAACCTATCTTGATTTAACCAACGAGCTTCTGCGGGAACTAAATGAAGTTACGTTAACAATCGCAACATTTGCAAATGCGGTTGGTGTACAGCAACACGTTAAGGACTCACTTAACCGCGCATATTTTGACATCATTAATGAAGAGCCACAGTGGCCTTACTTGGCTGTTGCAGAAAGCGGTGATACAGACCCAATGTACGGAAACGTATATGTCGAAACAACCGCAGGCACACGCTTCTACGAATTAAAACCCGCTAGTTCTAGTATTACTACGGACTACGGATCAATAGATTGGGATAACTTTTACATCACAACTGTTGGTGTAAGCGGAGAAACAGCCCCTTATGTTTCGCGCAACCTAAGCTTCATGACTACAGAGGCTTGGAAGGACTTTCGCAGAACTGCTGAAAACGCAGACGATGCAGATACACAGCAGTACGGTCAGCCTAGTAATGTTATCCGAAGCCCAGACTCACGAAAGTTTGGACTTAGCCCTATCCCCGATAAAGTATATCGCGTTTGGTTCTATGCTTGGAGCCTACCGACAAAACTTACAGCTTCTACAGACTCTGTAGTCTTTCCTGAAATGTACACTTCTGTACTGTTAGCTAAGGCTCGATATTATATCTGGCAGTTTAAAGACAATCCTCAAGCGGCGGCATTTGCACTTGAAGACTATAAAAAAGGATTACGCAGTATGCGCTCTAATCTTTTAGAACCTACGCCTACATACATTAAAGACGACCGAATGAGATTCGTATAATATGGCCGCTTCACAACCCTTTGGTATTTCATGTAAGGGCGGGTTAAATACAAACCTAAACCAACTTGAAATGTTGTCTCAGCCCGGATTAGCTACAAAGCTTGTAAACTTTGAAGTTGATGCAGATGGCGGGTATCGCCGTATAAATGGCTATACAGCCTTTGGTGACACACGACCTAATGGTTCTAATGAAATACTAGGGCTTGCAGTATATGCTGATGGCCTTATAGCTTGTTCAGGCGATGGAATCTTCTTTAGTCCAGACGGCGAAGATACTTGGCTACAAATCAACAGAGCTAGTGTTGCAGGCACTGGAGACAACTACACAGCCTTTACAGGCCGTAGCATGGATGCAAGAACCTCACAGGCTCAAACATCCTTTGCAATCTTTGAAGGCAACACAGACTACGGACAGATTATTATTACTGACGGAGTTAATAAGCCTTTCTTATTTAGCATGACAGGTACAGGTGGCTTAACTACTCGCACATTCTTTGCAGAAGAAGTTACAGTAAGCGGCACAACAGCCCCAACAGTATGCGCCATACACGATCAGCACTTAGTTGTTGCAGGAGCGCCTACCGCAAAAAACACAGTTTATTATAGTACCCTTTTAGACCCAAGTAGCTTTTCAGGCACTGGTGCAGGAAGCATTTTATTGCCTGACCAAGTAGTTGGTATCAAAAGCTTTCGTAGTGATCTTATTATATTTTGCCGTAATAGCATACACAAGCTTGTAAACATTAATGATGCTACTAACATTGCGGTGGTTCCTGTTACACAGAACGTAGGTTGTTTGAGTTCACATAGCATTCAAGAGATTGGCGGTGACTTAGTGTTTCTTAGCCCAGACGGTATTCGATCTGTTGCAGGTACATCGCGTATTGGTGACGTTGAATTAGGATCGGTTAGCCGTCAAATACAATCTATTATTTCAGCAGTAGCTAATTCTATTGATTCTTTTAATATTACAAGTGCAGTATTAAGAAGCAAATCGCAATACAGATTATTTTACAATACAGAAGGTGGGTCTACTGCGGCAGGTAAAGGAATTATAGGAACATTAACTACTAATGGTTTTGAATGGTCTGAAACATTAGGTATTCAAGCAACTGGTTTTGCTTCTGGTTTTGAAGCTACAGGCATTGAAAAACTGTATCATGGTGACAATCAAGGCTATGTTTATAACCACAACGTAGGTAACAGCTTTTTAGCCGCAGGAAGTTCATTAGATATTGACGCTCAGTATCAAACACCTCACTATGACTTTGGTGATGTAGGAACACGAAAGACTTTGCAGTACGTTAAGCTTTCGGTATCTCCTGAAGGAGCAGTTAATCCAATATTAAGAATTAGATATGATTACGAAGACACAACAATACCACAGCCGCCAGAGTATTCTTTAGCTGATATACCAACGCCTTCATTGTTTGGAAGTGCTTTGTTTGGAACAGCCGTATTTGGCGCAAGTACTGATCCAATGCTCCGTCAAGCTGTCCAAGGTAGCGGCACTGTTTGCAATTTTAAAATTAAAAGCTCAGATCAAAAGCCACCCTATGCAATTAACGGCATTTACATAAATTACGTCCCATCAGGTAGGAGATAACCCAAATGGCAGGAACAAGTTACACTAGACAAAGCACACTTACAGATGGCGATACAATTACAGCGTCACTCTTTAACGCAGAATATAATCAATTAGTTACTGCGTTTTCATACGCGGCCTCTGGTACTACAGGACACCAACACGATGGTGGCGCAGGAGAAGGCGGCAACATTGAGATTATTGGCGACCAAGATTTTTTAAATAAAATTGTAGTCGATAGCACTAATAACCGTTGGGGATTCTTTGTAGAAGTAAGTAGCAGTGCCGTAGAACAAGTACGCATCCAAGACGGTGCTATTGTTCCTGTTACTGATAGCGATATAGATTTGGGTACAACTTCTTTACGCTTTAAAGACACTTACACAGACACCATTACAACGACAGGCAATGTAGCTGTTGGCGGCAATCTCACCGTCACAGGCAATGCAACTATTGCAGGCAACCTAACATTTGGTGATGCGGCTTCTGATACAGTAGCTTTTAGTGCTGATGTAGCTTCTCATCTTTTACCTAGTGCTGACGCTACCTATGATTTAGGTGCTACTGGGTCTGAGTGGAATAATCTTTTTATTGACGGCACTGCAAACATTGATAGCCTTGTAGCTGATACCGCAGACATTAATGGCGGCACAATAGATGGTGCAGTGATTGGTGGCTCTAGTGCGGCGGCAATTACAGGTACAGCTATTACAGCAACAGGCATAATGACAGCTACAGGCACTTCAGTCTTTGCAAGCCTTGATATTTCTGGAGACATTGATGTAGATGGTACTACTAACCTAGATGTTGTAGATATTGATGGTGCTGTAGACATGGCTTCTACACTGACTGTTGCAAGTAATATTGTGGTAGGCGGCACAGTCGATGGGCGTGATGTAGCTACAGATGGTACTAAACTTGATGGCATTGAAGCCTCTGCAACCGCAGATCAAACAAATGCAGAGATTCGTACAGCCGTTGAAGCCGCTTCTGACTCTAATGTCTTTACAGATGCAGACCACAGCAAACTAAACGCTATTGAAGCCAGTGCAGACGTAACGGACACAGCTAACGTAACAGCCGCAGGAGCTTTGATGGATTCAGAGCTTACTGCTATTGCAAGCGTTAAAGCTTTGAACCAAGGCGTTGCTACTACTGACTCTCCAACCTTTGCCGCAGTGACGGTCAACGGCAACGTAGAGTTTGATGGCTTGTCAGGTACTGGGTCTGTAAC